AAATACCAAGTATGTTGCATTATGGACATTCCGCACATATTTTCAGCATACAAACATGCCGTTCTTATTAAGTTATCTATCAAAGAATCATCGCCTGTTCCTGATACTTTTAAATGATTTTTAACGTCATCAACACTTATCGGTATGGTTGTTGATTTTGATGTTTCATATAGTATCATTCATAACCTCATTTATTCTGGATAATGCCAATTACCAAAATCATTGATCCATAATCTTCTCATTTCAGAAATTCCTTGTTTTGCTCCTATATGCTGTTCTAATGTTTTCTTTTTGAATTCAAGTTCATTTTGCAACTGCAAAATTTCTCCTGAAATTCTATTCATTTTTATATTCATATTTTTTTCTACAACTTCAGATTTTTTAATCCATTCACTTTTATCTCTTTCCTCATAAGCATACATGTAAAGAGTTTTTAACAAATCTGATTCAGCAGGGACTAAAACTTTTACGCCTATTCCAACTGCAAGACCGATAAAATATTCAGCATTAGGGCGTTGATATGCCCATTCTGTACCTGCTGACATATCTACTCCCCATAATTGTATCTCACCAAAATTTTCTACAATAGCATAAGCAATCTGCATTGAGATTGAATTAGTTATATATTTGCCAAAATAACTCATAACTTTCTCTATAGGAAATTTTACACTATTAGGTATTTCTGGCCATACCTGTTGCATATAAACAGGACATCCAAGATTTTTTAAATCTTCTATATAATCATTAACTCTTTGCCCTCTAAATTCTGCTTTCCATCTTCTGTACCAATTACCATCTGTACGGTGCTCTATTGTATGAACATCAAACCAGCGATTTTTTCTTTTATCTTTGATGTTAATGAAACCGTTATTTACTCCCCAAATTTCTATGGTTTCATCTTTAAACGGAGCTAAAAGCCATGAATGAGATGTACCAACGATAGCAACTTTCTTATTGGGGTCAGGTTTGAGCGGTTGTATAATATTAGTATTTGCTTCTTCTGGTTTTTTGTTTAATTCTTCCGGTAATTGATTTTCATCGGTCATAGAATCTCCTTTTTTTGTATTTTCTATTTTCTGGTGGCTTTATTACAGCCATCTCAATAGGCAATTGCACAATTACATTTGCTTGCGCTAAAATTATTATATCTTCCTCGCTAAGCTCTATCATATCTCCAATGTAATAATATTTATTTTTCCAAAAAATATCTTTTGTGCATCTTGCTTTATATAATTTCATAATATCCTCTTAAATTGGGGGGAAGAATAATTCTTCCCCCATTATTTTTATGACATTGTAGCTTCAACATTTTTGTTGAATTGAACATCAGCTTTTGTGCTAATAGTGGGTGAATCATTTGCAGCCGTTCTTATTGCAAAAACACTTACTGGCTGTCTGACATAATTAGCCCCTGTCGTCATACCACTTGAACCACATTTGATTCCAAGTGCAACGTAACGGTATCCTTCACCCAATAATTCTGTTTTTATACTCAGGTGGCCGCCCATCCCTGGAACTCCAACGGGAATAATAGTTGAACCACCAGCCTTGACATACACCGTAGCTCCAACTGCCGTTTCTGATTTTGGTCTTATTGTCACATAGGCTGCCGCTGTATTGGCCGGGCCTACTTCTGCAACCCAGGAACTCAAAGAAGCATGAGTATTAAAAGCAGTCTTGAAACTTTCAGCTCCTACCGTAGCTGCCACAGAAGATAATCCACAAAAAGCCCCAGCCGCACTGTTAGCTGTTGCAGAAAGAAAATCTTTTCCTAAAATTGAAAGAGTGGCTCCAAGGCTTGCATCTGTTAAATGAGCTGTTGTAAATCCGATAAATAAGGATTTTGCTTTAGCTGCCGTTGTGATAGCGGTTCCTACCTTACTAAATCTTCCTGTTGCAGAGGAGACGGCTGTTGCACCGCCTCCCGTACTGTTCGTGGCTTTGTAAATTTGAAAATTAATAAATTGAACTGCTGTAGTGCCGTGAGATGAACCCTCAAAGGCTCCAGACACAAAGAAATTAATTTCATTATGCCCATACATGTCATACCATTGAGTATATCTCACAGCCGTATTGGTCATAATGGGGTCTGCCCACATATCTACTTTATGGTCATCCATAAATCTTTTTGACATTTTGTACCTCCCCATCAAGTATTCAATTCAACTAATCTGCCAGGTGTCTGATTGCCATTTCTGAGCAAGAAAGCATAAAAACATCCTGTTGCACCGTTGAAAGTTGTATTAACAACGTTTATCCATTTAGGCGTATTGCTTGAAAGGGCATGACCGTTAATATCTATTTTGCCCTGTAATCTGCTCATATATGTTACGATTGTCGCATCAGCAGAGGCCATTAAAATTGTCAATCCTGTTGCCTGATCATCTTCCGGGGCAATGTAAATTACTCCAGAAGTTCCCGCAAATATTCCAGTTGCAGAATATGCTTTATAGTGTGGCAATTTGGGCATCGCTGTTCCACCTGAAAATCCATTAATGGCACTTGCTAATTCCGCTGCCACTGCCGTACCATCTCGACCAGTGCCAGTCAAGGTTGTGTGATAACTAAAACCATTTATCGTTATATTTTCAGTGGTTGTCAAAAGAGATGAAATTGTCAAAAAGGCATCGTATGCCCCTCTTAGCTTTGCGGCGGTAGCTGCTCCGAGTGTTAATGTGGCCCCGCTAATTGCAGAACCAGCATGAGTAGCGGCTGTTGCTTCATAAACGCTGAATTGAACACGATTAGCTGCTGTTGCTGTAACCCCCGTTGCTGATGCTGTAGCCCCAACATGAGCACCAACGAGAATTGTAAAATCTCCTATCCCTTTTGTTATATCTACGGCCCCACCTTGTGCTGTAGCACCCATTGCACCACCAAGATTAACACCTGTTCCCCAACCTATACTTATAGGTTCTATTCTGACTGCTTCGTATGGTTTCTTCTTCATATCATGCCTCCCATTATGATAAATTAATAAACGGACTAACCGTACTTGTTGAACTTCCCTCAAGAGCAATAGCTTCTGTCAACCAGGGTTTTGCATCAACATTCCACACAATCTTAAAAACTGTTCTATTGCTGAGAAAAAGAAGCTCGGTGCTCACACCAGCGATAGGGCCAGAACCATCTTTTATGATATAATACGAGAGATCAACAAGATTAATATCGCCCTTTGTACCAAGTGCTGGTAATCTATCTGCAAACATTATTGGAATGCCAAAAAGCGTTGCTGGCATTGCCGCAGCTATACCATTTGTTATATTCCCTCCGCCTACCCATATGGCATGTGAACCAGCATCAACTATTGTCACAAGTTGTGGGATTGTAGTTTGAGAAGCTACCCAAAGAGGCGAACCACCCATTTTTAGTCTTGCAAACATTCCGTATATATCGGCATAAGCAATGGTGTTAGATGCTGAACGAGCCACCGTTACTGCACATGGAGCGTTTATAAATCCTAATGCCTTATTTATGCCATCTCCACGCATAAAATCATAATCTTCCTGTCCAATCATGGCCTTTCTTAATTGTCCGCTGATAAATGCAGAAGCAGCAGCCCAGTTTGCAAGCAGTTTGTTTGTAACAACAATATATGCTGACATTTCTTTGGGTTCGAGTGTCATCTGCCTTAATGCTGCCGATGTTTCTGTCATCGTTATTGCTTCCCCCGTATGTGTTATGGTAACACCACCATAAATATTACTTCCAGAAGTCTGGTCTAAGGCGGGCATTTCGAGTTTTGCATCTGGCGGATCACCAGCGGGTAATACTGTCGCCCTCGGTCTTACAATAGCTTCTTGAGGTTGCACTTGCCATATTTCAGGTCTGAATTGATCTGGAAGAGCATAACCACCTTTTGAACCTACACCCATTTGTAATTCTCTTTTTTCGACATGAAGTCCCTCAAGTCTTTCATCGTAGGGGTTTGTGGCAATTGTGTAGAAATATTCCCCGATATTACAAAATTCTTTTTCGGGGTCTACTTCCATTTTTTTATCAATATTTATTCGATGAATGGGTTCAATTATCTTATCTGATTCCCCAATTGTAGTATTAACTTTTTCTTTTCTTTCAAGAAATTCCTTAATCTGATCCAATCTTTCATTCATCTTATCGTATTCCACTTTTTCCTCATCTGTAAGACTTCTTTTTTCATCCTCTGCTTTATCAAGCATAATCGCCATTTTCTTTGCGGTTTCTGTTCTTTCCTGTCTTAATTCCTGTTCTTTCTTATCCATTTTAAAGCCTCCTGTTTATTGATTAAATTTTAATTGTAATCTTCTGCGCCATATATCTATGTTCCACATCTCATTGTTTTCTTTTTGAGATGTTTTTTCCTGTTGTTCCTGCCCCTCTTTCCATAAATCATAACTTCTCAATGCCACATCGGTTTGCGGATAGGCTGGGAAGGTAACTGGAGATACATCATAAAGTTTTACTTTTTGAATCACTCTTTTATCGGAATCTTTTTTATTCTCTGCCCTTATCCACTCTTCCTGAAGAGTTTCAAAGGCAAATGACATTTGAGTAATGTCCCCTCGCTCCATAAGAATCATTAAATCACGAGCATATTGAGTATCTGGCGGTTCTATCTCTACATATAGACCCTTATCATCTTCTTTGAGTTTGAGTGTTCCCGCCTTATTACGTCCCAGAACATAATTCTCATCGTGATTGAATAATGCTCTTATATCATCTTTTCTGATTGACTCCTTAAATGCACCATCTGCTACGCTTTCTTTAAACCAACCTATATCGGCTTCTTCATTGAAAATCGCTGCATGACCAACCATTTTTTTTGATTCCAATTCTTCACTTTTAACAATTGCAAAATTGAAGGTTCTCTTTTCAATATTCATATTTGCACTCTTTTTATGATCCGCTATCCATTTTTTGGCTTCATTAACTGTCCATTTATCCTTATCAAAAAGATAGGATTGTATGACCATAGAACCATCGGGATCACTTTTAAGTTTTCCCATAATGGCCTTTATTCCCTCTTTGGCCGAAATTGTTACTGTTCTAAAAGAATCTTCAACAAAATTATCTGGATTTTTTTGTCTGATTCTTATATACTGATCAGTTACATCAACTGGCATTTGTTTCACCCCCTATATTCCCTTGTTTTCCTGTTATATTCTGTGGATTCGTTATGTATTCGTCTCCGTTATCAATTTCATCGAGGTTTTCAAATCTTCTTATATCATTTGCAGATAACCAACCCCATTGTCTCCCAACTGCATAAGCATCATATCTGCTTTTTGTATCTCCCCTCAAAAGTGAATCGAGTTTAAATTCATAAAAATATTTCTCTTGCTCTGACTCTGTTAGCAACGCTCTGTTCGCAGATTGTTCAAATCTTTTGCACCAAGGCAAAATGCAATATTTGACAAAATTCAAAGCAAATTGTTCGGCTGAAGCATAAGTAGAAGCCTTATCTGGATGATGAATGAGAATCGATGGTACATTGAACATTCTGCATATTTCCTCTATCTGAAAATTTCTGCTTTCGAGAAATTGACTATCTTTGTTTGATATACCAATTTGTTCCCACGACATGCCCTCTTCAAGAACCAATGTTTCATGTCTTCTTGAAGAAGCATATTCTGCAAGTGATTCTTTAAGATTTTTCCTTGCAGATTCTTTCAATGTTTGTGGATGTTTTAAAACTGCTCCTGGTACAGCATTATTGCCAAAATATTGAGCTGCATAATCTTCGGCAGCCTTTGTTAATCCTAATGATTCACGGAAAAGACTTATAGGGGATAAACCGACAATACCATCCCTGCTTAACCCCTTAAAATGCCATATTCTATCTGCTGGATATTTAATCTGTTTACCTAATTCATCAGTATAAATATAGATGATTATTCCATTTTCTCTTTTCACTTCCATTTTGGCGGGATTCAAGGGGATAAGATTGGCTATATCTCCAGTTGTGGTATATTCTATGCCTGCAAAAGAATTCCCTCTCAATGCCGCATGACCAACAAACATTTCTTTAAACTCAAATGGGGTTTGTTCATTATTCGGCTTATCATGTAAAAGTGTATATTTAGGATTTTCTGATGCGGCTTTTTTATTTTCATTTTGTCGTTCATATAAAATTATGGGCAATTGAGCAATGGATTCGGCTATTATGCGCACACATGCATAAACAGCCGTAAGATTAAGAGCTTTATCTGGAGATATATAGACGCCCGCCTTTAAATCCCCAACAAGTTCGTTAATCCAAAAACGAGAGTTATCAAGTCTGTTTGATGTGCGTTTCTCAAACAAAGTGAGAAAGCGCTGGAATATTCCCATTACATAGCGATATACACCATGCAATAATCATTTTCTGTACGCCTTGCACGTTTTGCACAGAATTTTAAAACAATGTAGCTTCTTGTGATATTTTTATAATAGAATCTCTGTGGATTCTTAAAGAATGACCTACTTTCACGGTATCCAATATGCTCATTTGAGCCATATAATAAACCTTGCGTTTTGAGATACGAAGAAAATCAGCAGTTTCCTGTGGGGTTAAAAATGTTTTGTTCGGTAAGTCAGGATATGTATCTGGCATTATCCCCTCTTGTAAATATTACATTTCTGCATCCTATCCCCTCTTTTGCTCGTCTTATGCTTGAATGATTTTCCATATAATTAAATTCATTGTCTATCGTGAATCCTTTTTGTTTAAATATTTCAAGCACCAATGGAATATCTGTTCTTTCCTCATCTAATTCTATCAATATTGATTTACATTCTTTTTTTTCTATAGTATAAAGCATACCCTCAATAACCTTGAATTCCTGACCATCAATATCAATTTTAATGTTATAGGGTTTGTTAATATTCAAAATATTGGTTATAATTAATTTATCAAGTGTCACGGTGAAAACACTTTGTTCAACAATTGCTGATAATTGCCCCCCAGAAGCACCTATCTCCTGATTTTCTTCATAAAAACCCGATACTCCACATTCATTTGATAATGCTCCCCAGATCGGAAAAATATTATAATATTTATTCATACGAATATTTTCAACAAGTCTTTTCCAATTATTTAACGATGGTTCAAAAGCAAAAATTCTGCTTTCTGGATGTTTTGACGCACAATAAAGAGAATAGATGCCTATGTTGGCACCTATATCAAAGAGAATATCTCCATTATCAAAACCATCTATCCAAGCAATTGTCTCTGGTTCTTTTGTCCAGAAGGTTTCAACTCTATATTTTTCCATATTGGTTTCAGTTTTCATCAAAAAAGGTAATTTATTCATTTTATTTCTGGTAATTTAATCAATCCTCTTTTAACAAGTTCTTCTGCAAGTATCCAATCTTCGGGGGTATTAATATCAAAACCCTCATAATTATCTATTATTAATGGATATATGGGCCATTCAGAAACAGAATTTTGTTTGAGACCGTTTATTTTTGATATTTGCAGACATCCATTTTGCACATAAATAGTCGGAAGTGTTTGTGTCGGTTTATCATATGCTTCTGGCATTCTTGGTTCACCCAAAAGTCCCACTAATTTACCTGATGGATATATTCTCCACATTTTATAGGGATGTTGTTTAACCCTTTCAACTGCACGGACAGAACCACATTTTTTTGATAAAAATAAATCGTAACCCTTTTTAATTGTTTCTCTCGATCTGAATGGATTGGTGGGTCTCAATATTGCAAAATAATCATATTCTTTATTAACTTCCTTTAATTTACCAATAGCATGTTTAATCCAATCTATATCGGGGCTTATATCTGTGGCATATTCTCTCGGTCTATCGATATATCCCACGCCTTGATAGACTGCTATGCTTCCCGTATAGAAATCATCAGATGATACAATGATTTCATCAAAAATTCCCGAATCTTTAGCTGATTGGATAGTATAAACAATAAGTGGATAACCAAAAAAATCTTTAATATTTTTATTCGGGATTCGTTTGCTACCTGAACGAGCTGGAATAAAAGCTATAATATTGTTTTTCAATTACAACCTCCCCGGGATCCCTTCATAAAGAATTCCCAGATTATCTCTTCTGATTCAATCACCATGCAGTATAACCACCATCAACTAAAATTTGTGTTCCTGTTAATTCTGGACAACATATCGCATACAAAAGAGTCATTTGCAGAGATTTTTTGCTTATTGTTCGATTGAGCGGAACATTTTTAAGAAATTTATCAAGAAATGATTGAGATAATTTACCGCCATTATAGGGGCCAAAGGAAATTGTCACTGAACGAATATTATATCTTCCATATTGAGTGGCGATAGAGCGTGATAATTGAATGAGGGAAATTTTTGAACAATTATAACCTATTGGCTTTTCAAAATCTCCCTCATAATTTCTCCAATCAGCTCCTATATTGCCCTGTATAGAACCTATATTGATAATAACTCCCCCACCGCTCTTAATCATTTGTGGGATAAATGTTTTACACATATTAATTGCACCGCCGATATTGACTTTCATGATTTCATTAAAATTTCCAAAAAATACTGCTTTTGAATCTGGTGGATTGTCTATGGCGGCATTGTTGACAATAATGTCTGGAAATATAAATCTATGTGGAATTTTATCAATATCAACGTTTCTTACATCATATTCAGGCAAATCATAAGAAAAAACCTTAATCCCCGCATCTCTTAATGTTTCTGTCCATATCGGGCCAAGCAACCCATTGTTGCCACCTGTTACTATCGCTTTTAATCCATTCAAATCAAATAAATTCATTCCAAATCCTCCCATTGTATTGGTTCTTCTTCTTCGAGAAATCTTTTTGTCTTTTTCCCTATAATATTTTTCAATTCATAGGGTGGTAACCCTTCAGCGGGAGATTTTATGCAAATATCGTTTTCTTTTATGATATGTTCTCTTTCCAGTTGGCTATTTGTATAAATTCCCTTTCCCATTTTGTAGATTCCCTGTTTTTCACAGTCTAAAAATTGCTTTTCTGGATTTCCCATTGCCGCTCTTATTCTTTCAAATTCATGTATTAATTGTGCAAGTTCGTGAGGTTCAAGAGAGAGGGCATGATCTGATCCCCTCAATGTGTGGTCTGATG